GTGTATCCTACAATATCATCTGGTAAAACAACAAAAGTTATGATAGTATCGACACCTCATGGTATGAATATGTTCTATAAACTATGGGTAGATGCAGAGGAAAACCGAAACGAATACATTCCTATTGAGGTGCATTGGAGTGAAGTACCAGGCCGTGATGATAAATGGAAGAAACAAACGATTGCAAACACTAGTGAAGCTCAGTTCTCTACAGAGTTTGAATGTGAGTTTCTTGGTTCTATTGATACACTTATCACATCATCTAAATTAAAAATGTTGACCTATAAAAAACCAATACAATCCAATGCTGGACTAGATGTACACATTGCACCACAAAAAGACCACACATATTTATTAACTGCTGACGTATCTAGGGGTACATCAAGTGATTACTCTGCGTATGTTGTCTTTGATGTAACAACTATTCCCTATACAATAGCTGCAAAATATAGAGCAAATGATGTGAAACCTCTTATCTTTCCTAATAAAATCTATGATGTTGCCCGTGCATACAACCAAGCATTTGTATTGATAGAGGTAAATGACATAGGAGAACAGGTTGCAACTGCAATGCAATTTGATTTAGAGTATGATAATCTGGTCATGGCATCTATGCGAGGACGTGCTGGACAAGTTCTTGGTGGTGGATTCTCAGGTGGTAGAGCTCAATTAGGTGTAAGAACAACTAAAGCTGTGAAAAAGATAGGGTGTTCTAATCTTAAACAGATGATAGAGGATAATAAACTAATTGTAGAGGACTTTGATTGTATCAATGAATTATCTACATTTATTGTCAAGGGTTCATCATTTGAAGCTGATACTGGGTGTAATGATGATTTAGTTGCATGTATGTTTATATTTGGGTGGGCAACAGACCAAACTTATTTCAAAGAACTAACAGACAACGATATCAGAGAGAGAATGTATAAAGACCAACAAGACCAGTTAGAACAAGATATGGCCCCATTTGGGTTTGTTGTGAACGGACTAGAAGATGAGAATGTAGGTGAAATGGTTGACGAGTATGGTACGAGGTTCTCACCTATAGTACGTACCAAAGATAGTAACTGGTAATTAGAATAAGTTATCATCAAACTCAATCAAGTCATTATCTAATTTAATCCAACAATTAGCACACACAACCTTTGAGTCATTCATTAATTGTAGTATCTCTTTACGACTTTCCTTATTGATACCTACCCTCTTTGTGTTTTTTTTTATTTCAGCATCATGGGGATAGAACTTTAGACATGCATTTTCACTCTCTTGACAATGAACGCATGCTTCATTTGCTAGATGGTCATTCAACCATTTAACTCTTTTACGATAATGTTTTCGAGCCACCTTTTTAATTGTATCTTTGTATTTAGCATAATGTGTATTCATGTGGTTATTTATATGTTTACACACATATAAAATAAGTTTTTAAAAACAGTAAAAGTCTAAATAAGAGAAAGAATTAAAAACTCTATTATGTAGTAAAAAAGGAGTATAACATGGCATTTTTAGTTTCTCCTGGCGTTCATGTAAGGGAAATCGACTTAACCAATGTCGTTCCTGCCGTTGCAACCTCAATCGGTGCGATAGCAGGTGCCTTCGAAAAGGGCCCAGTATCATCTGTTACTAATATTTCTTCAGAAGAAGAATTGTTAGAAGTATTTGGTAGACCACAAAGTTCAAGTAATCAATTTGAAAATTGGTTTACAGCTGCAAATTTCTTGCAGTATTCAGATTCAATAAAAGTTGTTCGTGCTGGTTCAGGCATTTTAAATGCTGGTGCAAACTCTGGTATATTAATCAGAGATGATGACCACTACGAATCAAGCTTCCAAGACGGTCAGGGTTCACATGGTGAGTGGGCTGCAAGAACTGCTGGAACACACGGTAATTCAATAGGTGTTGAAATTTGTGCAACAGCAACAACATACGAACAAGAGTTAAGTTCAAGTTATCAAACAGTTGGTGAAGATGCCGTTGGTGCAACAACAGTTAAAGTTGATGACGTTGATGCATCTGGTAACGCATTTAATGTTGGAGATTTAATATCTTTCTTCTCAGACTCAGGACATGACACACCAGTTGACGATTATAACGAATACGAAGTAACTGCGATTGATACTTCTGATAATGATTTAACTATTCGTTTAAAAGATGACCCAAATGGTGCTGGTCTACAAAGTATTATTGCAGACAACTCATTTATCAAAAGACGTTGGAAGTTCTATGACTTATTTGACGGTGCTCCAGGCACATCACAATATGCTACAGATAATGGTCGTGGTTCTGGTGATGAAATGCACATAGTTGTTTACGATACAACTGGTGATATTACTGGAAAAGTTGCAACTGCAGCTGGTGGTAGAACTGCTGGTGTTATAGAAGTATATGGTAACGTATCAAAATCTAGTGTTGCAAAAACTGCTCAAGGTTCTAGTAACTATTATGCAGATGTAATATTCAGAGAATCAAAATTTATTTACTGGACAGACCATATTTCTGCTGGTTCTAACTGGGGTACAGATACAACAACTGCATACACTTCCGTTATTCCAGTTGCTATAGATGCATTAACTGGTGGTACAGACGATTATGCTGTAACTGCTGGTGAGATGGAACTTGCATACGATAAGTTTGCAGATACAGAATCATTAGATATTAATTTAGTGATGGGTGGTTCATCAAGTATAACAACAGATAGTGCAGCTGGACAAGACACATATGTAACAATGATTACTGCTCTTGTTGAAGGACGTAGAGATTGTGTAGGATTTGTTTCACCATTCCGTTCTGCATCAGTTGGTGTTGCATTATCATCTACTGCAACAGAAAATGTTAAAACTGCATTTGATTTATGTCCATCATCATCTTACATGGTTTTCGATAGTGGTTACAAATATATGTACGATAAGTACAATGATGTATATCGTTATGTACCAATGAATGGTGATACTGCTGGTCTTTGTGCTTTTACAGATAACGTAGCAGACACATGGTTCTCACCTGCTGGATATAACAGAGGTAATGTTAGAGGTGCAATTAAACTTTCTTACAACCCAACAAAAGCAGAAAGAGATATTCTGTATCGTGCAAGAGTTAACCCAGTTGTTAACTTCCCAGGCCAAGGTGTTGTGTTGTTTGGAGATAAAACTGCATTATCAAAACCAAGTGCATTTGATAGAATTAACGTAAGAAGATTATTCTTAGTTCTTGAAAAAGCAATTGCAACTGCTTCTAAATTCCAACTCTTTGAATTCAATGATGAGTTTACAAGAGCTCAATTTAGAAACCTAGTTGAACCTTTCCTAAGAGATGTTCAAGGTCGTAGAGGTATATCAGACTTCAAAGTAAAATGTGATGCAACCAATAATACTGGTGAAGTCATAGACAGAAATGAATTTATTGCTGATATCTTTATTAAACCTGCTCGTTCAATTAACTTTATTACACTAAACTTTATTGCCACACGAACTGGTATAGCGTTTAGTGAGGTGGGAGGTTAGATATGGCTAATATAGATGACTTTAAAGCAAATCTGATTGGTGGCGGTGCTCGTGCCAATCAGTTCAGAGTAACAATAACTCCACCTGCTGGAATTGCAATAGGACTTGATGTAAGAAGAAGTTCATTTCTTGTAACTGCAGCTCAATTACCTGCTTCAACATTAGGTGAAATTGCAGTACCATTCAGAGGTAGAAATATCTATGTGTCTGGTGATAGGGCTGCCCCAGAAACTTGGGACGCAACTTTTTACAATGACACAGACTTTATGATAAGAAATGCAATGGAAAGATGGCAAAATGGTATTAATGATTATGCAAATAATACTGGTGTAACAAATCCTTCTGATTATCAAACAGATTTATTTGTTGAACAATTAGATGCAGATGATACAATTTTAAAAACTTATATCTTTAGAAATGCATATCCTTTAACTATTGGTGCGATAGAATTAACATCGGCTGAAGCTGGTGAAATTGAAACTTTCCCAGTTACTTGGCGATACCAACACTTTGAACCTTCTGGGGTGAGTTTTTAACCTACTAAATAGTACAACAAAGTAGGGAGATATTATAGTATGGCAGAACTTTTTGGGTTTCGATTCAATCGAATAAAG